AAATGGAAAGTATAGATTTACTAAAAGCAAAGATAAACCTACAAACTACAATTATAAAGTTTACAAGTAGTATTGAAGAATTGCAAAAGACGCATCCAGAACGACACGACTTGATTAATTCGATGCTTGAAAGTTTAGAAGATGTAGCAGAGTTTCAATCCGTGTTTATGCAGTTAGAAGAAGAATTTATTTTAGAGTGCAAAACTAATTTACGTTTGCAAATGCAAATAAGCGAACAGAAACACGAAATAGATAAATTAAGGTTAGAACTAAACATAAAAAAAGAAGGGTTATGAAAGTATTAATTGCGTGTGAAGAAAGCCAAGCAACTTGTATAGAGTTTAGGAAGTTAAGACACGAAGCATATAGTTGTGATATATTAGAGCAAAGTGGGGGGCATCCAGAATGGCATATACAAGGCGATTGTTTAATTGAGGCTTATAGTGGCAAGTATGACTTGATGGTGGCTCATCCACCTTGCACTTATTTAGCCCTATCCGGCAATCGTTGGCTTTATAATGAAGATGGATCAAAAAATGAAGAAAGATGGGAGAAACAAAAACAGGCTTTAGACTTTGTTCGTAAGCTATTAAATGCACCAATTAAGCATATAGCTTTAGAGAATCCAATATCGGTAATAAGCAGTCAAATAAGAAAACCTAATCAAATAGTGCAGCCGTATATGTTTGGTGATAAGGCGCAAAAATCTACTTGCCTTTGGTTAAAAAATTTACCTTTGCTCAAACCAACAAACATAGTTGATAAAGGAGAGTTTTTTGAATGGATTGATGGCAAAACAGGCAAAAAGAAAAAACAGCCTTTATGGTTTTATGAGGCACTACAAAAAGCTAAAAGTCCAGAAGAGAGGAGAACCTTAAGAAGTAAAACATTTAAAGGAATGGCTCAAGCATTTGCAGAGCAATGGGGAGATTTATCAAATTATTATAAACAAACTAAATTAGATCTATGAAATGTCCACAATGCAGCCAAACATTGATTTGGAAATCCGATTGGAATTACGAAGATTATGGAATAGAAGGCGAAGGAATAATAGGCACATACATTTGCGAAAACGAAGAATGTGAAGTAGATGAGGTTTACATATTTACGCCAATAGATGCCACGTTGTAAAAACTGCAAAGAAAAGTTTGAAGCTAAACATAAAAAAAGAAGGAATATGAATATAAATAAAAAAAACAATTATGGATTTATTTAGTAATAAAGAAAAGAAAGACCAAAACAACGAATGGCAAAAAGAATGGAATGGTATGCCATCTTATAACAATGTAAAAACAGAAAAAGCTTTTATAACTGCTACGTTTAAATTTAGAAACCAAGAAGACTTTGATTTTTTTAATAATTTTTTAAAAAAAGAATTATATAAAGAGACAAAAATTTTTGACGGTATGCAAAGAAAAGATAAAAAATCAACGTGGTATCCATTAAATGAAAAGGCAAGTAAATTTTTAGTTTTATGATGCCTAAATTTCCAATTTACATTATAAGTAAAGGTAGGTGGGAAAGAAGGCAAACAGTAAAAACTTTAGAATTTGCCAATGTTCCTTATAGGATAGTAGTAGAGCCAAAAGAATATAAATACTATTCTGAAGTAATTGATGCGAATAAAATAATTATAGCACCAGAAAATTTTAGCGAACAAGGTAAAGGAAGCATACCTGTCAGAAATTATGTGTTTGAGCATTCAATAAAAGAAGGTCATAAATGGCATTGGATTCTTGATGATAATATTGAAAGTATAGAAAGATATGAAAACAACCTTAAAATTAAATGTAAAACGGCTACACCTTTTAGAGTTATAGAAGATTTTGTATTACGCTACGAAAATATTGCACAGGCAGGAATGAATTATGCCTTATTTTGCCCAGCAAGTGAAGCAAGGCAACCTGTTAGATTTAATACAAGGGTTTATTCTTGCATTCTCATAAATAATTCTCTGCCTCACAGATGGAGAGGTAAGTACAATGAAGACACGGATTTAAGTTTAAGGTTTTTAAAAGACGGTTATGTAACGGTGTTATTCAATCAGTTTCTAATAGGTAAACGTGCCACAATGTCGCAAAAAGGAGGAAATACAGATTCAATATACAATGAAGGAGATAATAGACTTGCTTTTGCTCAATCTTTGGCAGACCAACATCCAGATTGCGTAAGGGTAACTAAAAAATTTGGCAGATGGCATCATCAAGTGAATTATAAACCGTTTAGGTTTAATGCTTTAAAAAGAGTAAAAAACTACAATAAAATAGTAAAAAAAGGCGTCAACAATTATGATATGAAAATTGTAAAAATAAAATAAATGCCACGATGTAAACATTGCAAAGAAAAGTTTGAAGCTAAACACTTTAACCAAAAATACTGCTTTAAAAGTGAGTGTGTTCGTGTTTGGGTAGAATCGGCAAAAGTAAAGAATTGGAAGAAAGAAAAGAAGCGACTAAAAGACGAATTAGAAACGGTGCAAAGCTTAACTAAAAAAGCACAAACATACTTTAACGCATACATAAGAGCAAGAGATGAAGCAAAAGGTTATCCGTGTATATCTTGTGGCAAAGTATTACGCAAAGGCAATATAGATGCTGGTCATTATTTTTCTGCTGGTGGTCACGGTTCTGTTCGTTTTAACGAAAACAATGTTCACGCACAATGCAGCAGACCGTGCAATAAAGATAAATCTGGCGATCTATTAAATTATCAAATAGGTATAGAAAGACGAATAGGTGGCGATGAACTATTTAAATTACACGAAGAAGCACACAAGATAAGAAAGTACACACGAGAAGAACTAAAAGAAATAATAGAACTATACAAACAAAAAAAGAAAGATGTCAGAAAGTGAATTGTTTGAATATCTTAAACGCTATTGGTTTGACTTAAAGATGAGCAAAGACCAATACTCAAAGCACGATTGTTTTAGCGAATCTACAAAAACACGAATAGAACTTAAATGCCGAAAGACACACTACAATAAATTAATGCTTGAAAGAAGCAAATACATACATCTAATGGTTAAACATATCCTGTACGAAGAAATACCATTGTATGTAAACTACACACCAAAAGGAATCTATTGTTTTGACTTGCGAAAATTAAAACCTAAATGGATCATAGATAACAGGATGCCAAAAACAACGGACTTTGAAAACACGAATAAAGTACAAAAGGAATATTGTTTAATAAGTATAGACAATTCTAATGTAATTTAGTTATATTTGTATACACATTTAAAAAATACATTATGAAGAATACATTAATTGAAAGGTTAGGTGCTATCCAGCAAGAACTAAAAGCACCAAAGAATCAATTCAACAAATTTGGTAATTACAAGTATCGCAGTTGCGAAGATATTATGGAAGCCGTAAAGCCGTTACTAAATGGTTTGGTATTGAACTTAACAGATGAGGTAAAAGAAGCAGCAGGATATATGTACGTTGAAGCTACGGCAATGATTACCGATGGCAACAAAGTACAAGCAGTAAAAGCACAAGCAGGTATTGATCCAAATCGTAAAGGTATGGACATAGCACAAAGCTTTGGTAGTTCGTCAAGCTATGCACGAAAGTATGCACTAAACGGTTTGTTTTTAATTGACGATACGAAAGATGCCGATAGTACGAACACACACGGCAAGGAGAAAAACACGAAGAAAACTTTAACAAAAGCAAGATTCGAAAGCGCATTAAAAGCAGTACAAGAAGGCACATACACTAAAGAACAACTTAAAAGCCAATACGATCTAAGCGACTTACAACTTAAAGCACTTAAAATATGTTAAAAATAAGATGTAGTGCGTTAGGTAAAATAATGGGCAACGCAAGAAGTAAAAAAGAAACACTTACTGAAACTTGTAAAAGTTATATTGAAGCTTTATGCAAAGAAAACGAACATTCAATATGTATGGAGTTCACATCTAAATACACAAGTAAAGGTAATGAATGCGAAAAAGAAGCTATTAAATTAGCTAATAAAGTCTTGAAATGGGGTTTAACTGATGAGCATATAAACGGAGAGCAGATAGCACACGAAAACGAATACTTGACAGGTCACACAGATGTATTAAGTAAAACGGTTTTAGCCGATGTTAAAACAAGCTGGAATGGAATTACGTTTCCAATGTTTAAAAAGAAGATACCAAACAAAGATTACTACTGGCAATGTATGGGGTATTTAGCTTTGACAGGATATGAAAAATGTGATTTAACTTATTGTTTAATAAACACGCCAGAAGATTTGTTGTTGCAAGAAATAAAGTCAGAACACTATAAACAAAATCCGTTTTGGGATGGAGAAGAAGACGATATAATTGTTCACGAGGTTACAAGTAGGCACGTTTTCGACCATATTAAAGATGATTTAAGAGTAAACAATTTTGTAATTGAAAGAAATGAAGAAGAAATACAAGCAATCTACAAACGCATAGAAGAATGTAGAGAATATTATAATACTTTAATAGAATGAAAACAAGAAAAAATGACATCGTTACAATAAGAGTAACACAAGAAGAAAAAAAGCTTTTAAAAGAAAAAGCAAGGCGAGAACGAAAGACGTTAAGCGCATATATTTTAAGTGAAACAATAAATAATAAATAAATGGAACAGAAAGACAACACAGGTGCAATCTTTAAAAACGATTACAAAAAGACGGAGCAGCAACCAGATTACAAAGGTAAAGCTATGATCGATGGCAAAGAAAAAGAATTAGCTATGTGGCTAAACGAATCTAAAAACGGAAAGAAATATTTTAGCGTTAAGTTTTCAGAACCGTATCAAGCAGAAGTAGAAGCTGGACACGGACACAAACCAAAAGAAGAAAAAGATGATTTACCGTTTTAATTTGTATCTTTGATTTTTGATTAGGTTAATTTGTATAAGGGAAGCGTTCAGAGATGGACGCTTTTTGTTTATTTAATAATTTTTATTATATTTGTATATACAAACACTTAAAAAAAATAAAATGAAACACGTAAAAATAAAAGCAAAGGCACTCGCCTGGTTTGAAAGCTT